AAGCACTTCTTTGTAAAGTTCTACAAATTTTGTGTGGACGTTTATTTTTCTATCTAACAATCTGTATACATGCTTTTCTGCGTCAGAACCTTGCAGTTGTACTACAGTGCATTTATGTGTCTGACCCGATCTATGTACACGTGCGTTTGCTTGGTCGTATGTTTCTAGTGAACTTGTTGGTCCCCACCACACGACTGTATTAGCTCGTGTTAACGTAACACCATGTGATGCTGCTTGTGGTTGGATCACGAGTACCTGTGGGTCAGTCTCTTCTTGAAATTTCTTAAATATCTGTGTTCGTTTATACGCAGGGACATCGCCTCGTATGACCTCTGTAGTTATTCTCTCTGATCTAAGTTTGGCTGTTAGTATATCTATTGCATGTGTAAATGGTACAAACACAAGAACTTTCTGGCTTGACTCATCGATTACCTCTCGTAGCACTTTGTATCTGTTCTTTATATCAAACTCTAACACGTCACCTTCGTCTGTGTAGATTGCCCCTGCTGATATTTGCAGTAGCTTGTTAAGAGTTACAGCCGCGTTTATAGCGGTCACTTGCTCGCCTGTAATGTCTAACACAAGCTTTGTCTTCAGTTCTTTGTAGTATTTCTTCTGTTGGGCGGTAAGCTCCACCTGTCTCTTCGTGTATACCATAGGGGGTAGATCTAGGCACTCGTCTTTAGTAAAACGTATGGCAGGTTGCAATGCCCTAAACACTATGTCTGTAGCGTCTGCCCGTATCTTCCATGTAAACTGAGATACTTTGAACATGACCATATCTTTAAACGCACCAAAAAATCTTGGTACTCTGTTTGGACTAACGAGTTTTGCCAGACCGTATGCGTCTGTAGGATTTTGCGCGGCTGGTGTGCCTGTCATCATCCACAGCCACGTGTTATCATGTATTAGCTGACGTAGTAACTTCCAGCGCCTCGTTTGAACATTCTTATAGTGTGTGGCTTCGTCCACAATAATTAAATCAAACCCACCTTTTTTAAGGTCGTCCAGTACAATACCGATACCGTCATAGTTTATAACTACATAATCCGACCCCTCTTGTATTATCTTCTTACGTTTATCTGCTGACCCATGTGCTACAGAAACTGTGCGGTGCGTAGCAAATGTAAACAAGTCATCACGCCATGCACTATCCATGATCGAGAGCGGGCATACTACAAGCACCCTATTTATAACACCTTGCTTCATAAGAAAGTCTGATGCCCATATAGCACTTGCGGTCTTACCCGTGCCTTGTTCGTTGAAACAAAATCCTCTTTGGTTTATAGTAAGGAATGATGCTGTCGAAACTTGGTGGTCAAATGGTTGGTATCTTCCTGTCCATGTGTATTTTGCTTCTATGGGTGATGGTGATTTTATACCTAGCTGATTCAGGCTCTGTGCTTCTTCAAGACCCCAATTAACTATAACTTCGTTATCCCCTACCTTTTGACTCTTAGGTATAGCATTTATAACTTTATTAGGGTCACGTAACCGTAACAGTAAAGCCTTGTTGTCTATTATTTGCATTTCTCTTTCTCATTTTTATTTATTTTTTATTTTTATTTTTAGTTTTGGTTAGCACAGACTTTATAGTCTTTGCTTGTTTCGCATGGGTCTTTGACGCTTTACTCAAACCCTTGGCTACTTTCTTTAGTTTGTTTTGTATCTGTCTAGTCATTTTTTCTTGGTCGCCCCCTTTTTCGCTTCGTGTTTGGCTCTGAGTTCTTGCTTGGCTCTTTTTGCGATCGCGGCTTGTCTTGGCTTTCCTGCAACTTTGGCTCTTTGCTCCACCACAGTAAGGATTTGAATCTTCCTAGCATATGGCTTATTAATGCGTTTAACCTTACGAGCAGTTGCTTGGGCATCTGCCACAGTGGCAAATTTAATAGGGACTGTATCTTTGGGGTTTTCATCTGTGTAAAGCCTCCTTCCTGTTCCTTTTGGTTTTTTACCTGTTCCTGTTTTGGGGTCTTTCGTCATTTCTTTTTCTTCTTCTGTCCGTTTCTTGCCCTGTTCTTTGAGGGACTTTCTAACCTTGTGCCGTCTTTGTTTGAACCACCTTTACTTAACATCTTATTGTGTGATACATCTTTACCCTTACGACTGATGCCCTTCTTGTCGTACGCTCTTCTGGCACGTTGACGCTCCATTCTGTCTGGATGCTCTCCACGCTCCTTCTGCTTTTTATATTCTTTCTTGTAGGGTCTGGGTGATTTAGTGTATGGCATCAATTACTCCCATTATATACACATTCTATGACCGCGCAGTGTCTACGGCATAACCCACTAGGTCGTGCGTTCCAAATGTCGTTATCGTGCGCGACCTGCATACGGTTATAACTAGCTAACCACTTATCCCACAGGTCTGTCAACATATCTATCGTGTATTTTGCTTTTATAAATTTGTTAGCAATGACAAACATTAAAGCCGCATTGACTTGTTTTATGGTAGGAAAATGTTTAAATGTAGCCATCGCCATAAGCTCCAACTGTCCTTTGTCCGCATATTCTGCGTTCCGTCCAGTTTTATAGTCTACCACCCATGCTTTTGTGTCGTCAACTATTACCAAGTCCGCGATACCACGCCACCACACGTTCTTGTCTTTGAACCCACAAGGCTCAAGCCCTACGGTCAATCCCATACGCATCTCTGTAAACTTCTTACCCTGCTTACGTCCAAGTGCTTCCAGTGGACCTTTTAGGAAAGCAAACTTCTCTGGTATTGGTGTGCCATCACTTATAAAATCCTCTGCCACAGCATGTAACTCTGTGCCGTAACGCATCGCCTCTGTGTATGGCTCTTTGTAGTCTTTTGCTATTTTCATATGGTAGAACTGCTTGGGGCATTGTTCAAACGCCTTCATTCTACTATACGACCACGGTGCTATACTCAACCACATTCTCCATAAGATTTGCCTTTACCCGATTCGCAATCTATCGGTAGACCCTCTGCCCATTCTGGTGGCTGACGCATACATTCTTCGATGTATTGTTGTGCTTCGTCCACCTCTTCATCTTTGACACAACACGCTATACTGTCATGCACTGTCAAGACAACTCTGTACCTCTTTGCTATTTGTAGCATTTGTTCGCCAATAATGCAACGAGCTATCGCTTGGCATACGTTCTCTATTACCTTACCACCATATATACGTACGCGACCACGTCGTGTTTTGTAATCAAAGTCATACTTACCATCATCAACAGTGAACTGTAAGTCGTCATAACGTAGACGCAAACCAGAAGGCAATATTATATCCCACTCTTCCGTGCCTAAGACACCCTGTTTACCAAAGGTATCCCCATCTTTTAAGAAAAGTTGAGCGTTAGCCCATAAGTCTTTTATGTCTGAGTTCGTTTCTCTGTATACCTTTATGACACGTCGTGCTTCATGTAACTCCATGTCAAAACCAAACGTATTGAGCTGGTCTTGGAACTTCTGCGCCCCCATACCATATCCTGCGCCTAAGATCGTAGTCTTACCAACAAATCTTTGGTCTTTTGTAATTTCGCTCTCTGCTACACCATATATCTTTGATGCCATTTTTTTGTAGACATCTTCACCATCAGTGAACGCTTGGGTCAAATCGTCTTGTTCGGCAAGCCATGCCAACACCCTCGCTTCGATTTGTGCTGAGTCTGCGTCTATGATAGAGTAGCCTTGTGGTGCAATTATGCCACATTTCAACGTGTTCGCGTTAGCGCCACGGCTCGGTAAGTTCTGTAAATTTATCTTATCGTCACCGCCCCAACGTCCTGTATGAGCCGCGTAATATCGAACAGGTACAGGTAATAAGCCACGTTTCGCTATATCGATAAATCTTTGTGTCCTTGTTTCTTCAAGTGTGCTTTTATTACCCAACCTGGCTGCAACAAGTGATTGGACTCTCTCGTCTTGATGTGTTAACAGGCGTTTGAACCCCTCGTCCGACTTAGCGAAGGCCCATGTTTGCTTACCAGTGGTGGGGCTTAACTTCTTAGGAGGTGAAACGTTATACGCAGCGAGCAGCTTTGCAAACTTGTCGTTACTCATCAAATCTTCTTTAGACACACGAGCGTCCATAAGTAACTCCTCTTTACGTTGACGTGTTTTGCTGAGATGATCTTCTAATAAATCTAGATCCAGATCCAAAATAGGCTCTATAAACATACGTAGTGATATGTCAATGAGCTTAAGTTCTTTCTTTGGAAACCCTTTTGCCATAATCGTAAATAACTTGTAGGTCAAATCTACATCGTTTACAGCATAGTCACCTAACCTTTCTAATTCAGCTTCCGAAAACGTCTCCCTTCTCTTTCCGAGCGTGTTTGTTGTCTCATCACCTTTAACTCCAATACCGTATCGGTCAGCCAATGCTTTGAGACTTGCACTATCTTCAACCCCATGTAAAGCACGGGCAATACACATAGTATCGGAATAAACGCGAGGATTAATACCAAAAGACCAATTAAGAATAGCACCATCAAAAAGGGTATTGTGAGCAAGAGCCATAGAGTTCTGCCAGTTGAAGGTTTGTAAATAGTTTGATAGTTCTTCATGTGTTCCACTTGCCCACTCCGTTTCTCTGTTGTTGACCTTAACAGCGACCCCAAGCACTTCAAATCTAGGGTCACGCACGTATTCTTCTGTCGTCAGTTTCTTTAAAGAATATTCTTTGTTGTAGTACGTTTCAAAATCAAGAGTGATTAAGTCCACTGTTCTTCTCCTTTACAGCACATTCGTATTCAATACCAACGTACGCCATGTTATCTACGTAATGATCTTTTTTCAACGGACTCGTTTGTCGTCGCGCTAACTTCGTTGCCTGGTGTACCAAAGTTATGTCTCTCGCTGTAAGACGTTGTCCTGTGATAGCATTATATATGCGGGCAATATGTTCGTGGTTGTCCACAGCATCACCATAGTCTTTGTTACGATCTGTTGCTGTAAGGCTCGATGCTTCACCAAGTAGCTGACAGCGGACAGGCGGTTTAGACTCTGCTATGATAACTTCTTTTGGTGTGCCTGACTGGTTTATTATATTTAAGGCATAGCCATACGATACTTTACACGCCTTCGCTACTTCTTTAGGCGTTGCAAGTCTATTCTTGAGTAAGTATTTCCATACTTTTTCTTTCTTAACACTTTTACGCATTTTGTTTTCTCCTCTTCTCTTATTTGCTTGGTTAAAAAATCTCTATTCC